AACAGCATATTCAGGAAATTTCTGATACAGGAAAACTGGCTAAAAAACAGTTAGAAGATTTTAGAAATTCCATTAAAGACACAAAATTTTAATCATCAAGGTTAAAATAAGCTAACCTCATCGGAGGAGCTTAACATAAACAAGGAAAATACAATGTCAGACAATCAAGCCAACCCAACAAAGGGAGCTGAAACTGATTTGCAAAAAGCTGCAAAATCAATTACAGGTTTGTTGAATCCAGTTGCAGAAGAAAAAAAAACTGATACAACAGACATCCCTGAAAAAGAAAAAAAACAGGAAGAACAAAATTCTCCTGAACCAACAAAAGAGGAATCTTCAACAGAAGATCAACCTTTGGAACAGGAAATAAAGGAAGAAGAATCTAACGATGAAACTTCCGAAGAAGTATCTCAAGAACAAACAGATGAGATTCCACAAGAACAGGATTCCACCTACAAGGTCAAAGTTGCAGGTCAAGAATTAGATGTTACCTTAGACGAATTAAAAAATGGTTACTCAAGAGATGCAGACTACAGACGAAAGACTGAAGAACTTTCTTACGATAAGAAACAATTTGTGTCTGAGTCTGAAAAGCAAAGACAAGACTATTCCTCAAAACTTAATGAGTTGAATCAGTTAATGTCGGTAGCTCAACAACAGCTAAATACAGAGATTAATTCTGTGGATTTAGAAAAGTTGTACGAAGAAGATCCAACTGAAGCTGCAAGGATTGAACATAGACTAAGACGAAAGCAAGAAAAGCTTAATTCAGCTATGGCTAAAACGCAATCTGAGCAGAATAAGCAATTTGAAAACTTTTTAAGTGATCAAAAGAATAAATTGGTAACTAAATTACCAGAATTTTCTGATCCTGACAAAGCCAGTAAATTAAAATCTTCTATGAAAACTATTTTGAATAATTATGGTTTTAATGACCATGAAATTTCACAAGTATATGACCATAGAATAATTATGTTGGTGAACGATGCCATGAAGTATCGGAATATGCAAAATTCAAAACCGAATTTAGCAAAGAAGATTTCTAAACCTGGCAAAGTTTTTTCTTCAGGAGTTAAAAAAGACAAAACTGAACTTAATTTCAGTAAGCGAAAGGAAAAGTTGAGTCGTCTGAAAAAGACTGGAAACATCAAAGATGCAACCAGTATATTTTTAGATATGGTAAATAATAAACAACAATAACTTAGGAGAAAATATATATGGCACAGGTAAGCAATACATATAGTACCTATGATGCTGTTGGCGAAAGAGAAGATCTGTCTAATGTAATTTATAACATTAGTCCGACCGATACTCCTTTCATGTCTGCAATTGCGAAAGCAAAAGCTAGTTTTACAAACCATGAATGGCAAAAAGACTCTTTAGCTGCTGCGTCAGGTACAAATGCTGCAATTGAAGGTAACGAAGTTACTTTCGCAGCACCATCTGCAACTACTAGACTTGGAAACTATTCTCAGATTGCGGTTAAATCTGTAATCGTTTCTGGTACATTAGAAGCTACAAATAAAGCTGGTCGTAACAACGAACTAGCTTACCAAATCTCTAAAGCTTCAAAAGAGCTTAAAAGAGATATGGAAACTTCTTTATGTGCAAACAACGCTAAAGTAGCAGGTGATGACTCAACTGCAAGAGAACTAGGTGGCGTAGAATCATGGATAGCATCTAATGATGTTATGGCAGGTTCTTCACCAGCAGGAACAGGAGCAGATGCAAGAACTGATGGAACACAGAGAGCCTTCACAGAAGCTCAATTAAAAGCAGCATTAAAGCTGGTTTGGGATTCTGGTGGAGATCCAACTATGATCCAATGTGGTTCTTTCAATAAACAAAAACTATCTGGTTTTACTGGTGGAGCAACAAGAATGGATCCAGCAGAGAACAAAAGATTGGTTGCAGCAGTAGATGTGTACGAAAGTGATTTCGGAGCATTAACTGTTACACCAAACAGATTCTCACCAGCTAGATCGGTTCACATTATCACACCTGATATGTGGGCGGTTGCGTTTTTAAGAGATTTCCAATTGGAAGATCTTGCAAAAACTGGTGATGCTCAGAAACAGTTTCTATTAGCCGAATATACTTTGGAAAGTAGAAATGAAGCAGCATCTGGTGGAGTTTTTGATTTAACAACATCATAATAAATAACTTTATAAGGGGGTATTAATTTATCCCCTTATAATTCAATTAACATTTTGTTTGGTCTTTGAAGTCTTTCAAGGCGGAACGAAGCAAATAAAGGAAAAAAAACATGAGAACACTAAACGATTATTTTATAACAGCTAAAATTACTGACATCAGTACAGCAGGTTCAACTTTTGTACCTATACCTGATGGCGGAAATGTTATTAAAATTTTAACATCAATTAAAAATGCAATATCATCTGCAAACGCAGCTCTGACTTGGGAAATTGGTGGAACAGCTATAACTGGTGGCGGAATTACAGTAACACAATCTGGATCTGCTGCTGGAGACGTTGATACTGCTGAACCAACTGCTGCTAACAGAGTTGAAGAAGATGGATCTATCGAAATGATTACAGATGGTGGATCATCTACAGCTTGTGAATGTGTAGTAACATTTATTATTAGAAGATAATTATAGAATTTAAGGGGATCTTGCCTAGCGGTACTTCCCCTTAAATGTAAAAAATTAATTTAATTAAATAAGGAAAACAACAATGGTTAATTATGGTTTAAGACATGGAACTACTCAGACAATATCAGTAGCATCATCAAGTGCAGCAGTAAGTAATGCGTTTGGAAGTGGTACTCATTATGTAAGAGTTGTTTCAACAACAAACTGTCATATTACATTTGCTGCATCACCAACTGCTACAACCAGTCATGGTTATGTACCAGCAGGAGAAGTAGAAATTATTAAAGTTTCTCCAGGTGAAAAAATGGCAGCTATTAGAAATAGTGGCGATGGTACTTTGTATTGTACTGAACTTAGTGCATAATGGCGAAACCACCTAAGTATGGTGCTGTTATTGAATATACAAAAACCTCAAAAGGTACATCTATTGGTAGGCGACCTATTACTAGCACCATGAATAAAAATAAACGAAGGCAACTAGGAAAAAAACCAATTTATAGAGGTCAAGGCAAATGAAAACAAGAAACACCGAAACCGAAGGTTTGGTTACAGATAGCTTTATACCCCATGAAGATAAAGGTGTGGTTCATCAAAGAACTGTAAACCATAAACCTATCCTAGATCATAATAAAAAGCTTTATACTCAAAACGATGGTTATTCACCAGACAAAGGTTTAAAAAGAGTAGCATCAATCCCTACAATTGTTTTAGAAATTTGGTGTAAAGAATACACTAAAGATCAAAACAATGGCAATTGGTTTGGATTACCTAAAGAAACACAACATAAAATTTTAAGAGAAAAACTAAACAGTTCTGATTGTAGATATTTTAGAACAGCACCAGGAAGATTTTAATGGCACTAACATCATATTCAACACTTAAAACAGCAGTAGCAAATTGGCTAAACAGAACAGATTTATCTGATGAGATAGCTGATGATTTTATTGTTTTAACAGAAGCGGATTTTAACTCAAAATTAAGAATTAGAAAAATGGTTAATCAAACAACCATTACAATTGATAGTGAAACAGAATCAGTACCTACAGGATTTCTACAGGTTAGAAATTTTTATATTTTATCTGGAGCAACTAAATATTCTTTAAGATATGTTTCACCATCACACATGGATCAATTAAGAGGAACTTCTACAAGCGGAACTCCAGAAGTTTATACAATTTTAGGAGATACATTTAGATTTTCTCCAAAGCCAGACACATCTTATACCGGTTATATTAATTACTATAAAAAGTTTGATGCCTTATCAGTTACAAATACATCTAACTGGATATTAACAGATCATCCGGCAATTTATTTATATGGTTCATTATACCATGCTGCAAATTTTTTAGGTGGTGTAGAACCATCACAAGTTCAACAATGGTTACAAATGTATGGAACTGCTATGGAACGATTAGAAATAAATGACAGAGAAGATCAATATTCTGGTTCTCCATTACAAATGAGATCAGAAGATACTGTGGCTTCACCATTTGGCAGTCGTTATACAAGCACAGCTACAAGTAATAGTTAGGAATTAAATGCAAGTACCTTTTGGAGAATGGCTACCAGATCAACCTGAACATGGAAAACAAGGAGCTAATGTTGCAAACAATGTTTATCATGCAGCAAACACTTATAAAAGATTTCCATCTTTAGTAAGTTATTCAGGCTCATCTACAACAAGCACAGATTCTAAAGGTGCAGGTTCATTTAGAGATAACTCTAATACAGTTTATAACTTTGTAGCCACAAGAACAAATTTATATCAGTTAGCATCAGGAACATTTACATCAAGAAAAGCAAGTTTAACTGGAGCTGCTGATGACTTTTGGACATTTACCCAATTTGGTGAATATGTTATAGCAAGTAATGGGGTTGACCAACCTCAATATTATTTAATGGGAACATCTACTAACTTTGCTAATCTTTCAGCTATAGCAACAGATAATCCAGTATTTAGAGTTTCAGGAGTAGTTAGAGATTTTTTAGTAGTTGGAAATATTACTAATGCCACAAACAGAATACAATGGTCAGGCATTAACGATTTAACCACTTGGACAGCAGGAACAAGTCAATCGGATAGTCAAGACTTGCCTGGCTCTGGTGGACAGGTAGTAGCGATCACATCTGGTGAGGTTGGTTATGTGTTTAGACAAAACCAAATAATCAGGATGGACTATGTGGGTGGTAATACAGTATTTAGATTATCTGTAATATCTCCAAACAGAGGTGCTATGTATGGAAGAACAGTCTGTCAGGATAATAGACAAATATTCTTTTATGCAGACGATGGTTTTTATCAAATAAATGGAGATCAAATACTTCCTATTGGAGTAGAAAAAGTTAATAGATA